TTACCATTTTTTTAGACGTTGTATCGCTAACTGTAAGGCATCATTTTGTTTACTGTTCGAATCAACAACTTCTTCCTGGACTCGCTCCAGCCATATAACTATACGCCTCCGACTGACTCCCCCCTCATCTTCCGCAAGCATAAGGTAACACTCACCAATCATCCTGCATGCCTCTTGATAGGCAGAATCAACACCGTGCATAGAAACTCCGACTAACTTGACCTGTTCCCCGTCGATTAGTACAACCCGATGGTAGTAATTTAAAACAACTGGACTATTCTGATATCAGCTGACACAAGATCGGCAAGCCTGCCAAGGCCATGACATTACCTACTGATGGCCCGCTACTAACGCGGGCTTTTTTTTGTTACTTTACGTTACTATATATTTGGCATGTTAAGGTTTCTTGGGGAGTAAGCCTCCCACCATGTAACTAAATTTTAGTGGTAATTCACTGGCCTTCGTTCGCGAGGGCTTTTTTGCGCCCCAATACTGACCATGCAACGAACACAGCTATTTATGGTTATCTATTCTTTTGATTGGTAAATTATTACCCAGCTATTCTTAGCTTGTTCTACCCAAACATATTTCAAATGCAAAAACTGATGTTTATTGCCCGCCTGTCGCGGGCTCTTTTTCGCGATTATCCAATTTCCGTCAGGACCATAGGATTTATTTCCAATAAAAAACCCTCCTAAGAGGGTAGTTTGGATTTCTTTTTGCGATTAATCAGCCCATCCGGACTTGGTATCGATTGCTGACTCAGCCATCGTATACTTCTGAACCTTATCCCCATCAAATAGGATCGTCAGTTCTTTCTTCGTACCTGTCGTACCATTGTGGAACAATCCGTAGAAAGGAATGAAAGACTTGCCGCTGACTTTTACTTTAGCAAAACTGTATTTCCAAACCTCCTTGCCACCATCGGTGAAGTTAACCGAATCTGGCGATCCGAACATTCCTTTTACTTCCGTTTTAGTTGTTTTCCCTTCCTGGATTTTAGTTTGAACACTAGTCTCAGTTTCTTTCTGCAAATGTTTGTTGCCTGAAGAGGCACATCCACTAACAACTAAAACTGACAAAGCCACCAATGCTATTGACCACTTCTTATTCATATCCCTATCCCCCAAAGTAACAAGTGTTACATGGTAACAGAGCTTTGCGGCAAGGAAAGAAAGTTATGAGGCAGGTTCGTTGTTAATCCCAAGCGTTGTTTCGATCGTTTTCAAACGTTCAGATAAAGCCGCGATAAGTTCTGCCTGGTCTTCATTGCGTTTCTTTAATGCTTTTATCGCAGCGCCGGAATATGCAGCTGATACCCCTAGTGTGTTGAGCGATAGCGTATCCTCTTTCGCGAAGAACTCCCCTTCCTCGTCGATATAAAGCTGCGGGTTTTGAGTCAATGTGACTGCATCAGGACAATCTTTTTGGACGTCCTGCGCAATGAAACCAAAACCTTTAGCCCCCTTAGTTACCGCAGTGACTTTGCCGTCTTCGTCGTAACCGCTTGGTACATCACAGTAGTCCCATGAACATGTCCGCCATGAAGTGAGAGCGGTCAGCGCCTCCTCAGGTTCGATTTCCTGCAGATTGCGTTTTACATCAATATCCGACACTGCTGCCCAGCCAGCCGTAGATATGCCCTGCCCGGTATTGAGCATAGTGAATTCGGTGATAACGGCTGTGTTGGTGCTGTTCACTAAGCGAAAGCGAAAGCCACCATCGCCGAGGCCTCGGTTACAAATGAAGTCGGAACCACCCGATAGACCTGTTCTGTTCCACCCTATATAGGTGCCTTGGGTTGCCGGGCTAGTGCCCCCCTGCGTATAAACACCCGTAGAACCCACTGACGAACCTGCCGCCGATATGCTTGATGTCACACTTAATTTGCCGTCTATCGATACGTCACCGGTAAATGCAGGCGATGCTTTGGGCGCAAAGGGAGCTGCTGCGACAGTGGCTGCACCTGTACCACCATTTGCCACAGGAATGGTGCTCTTACCTGTGAAAATGGGCCACCAATCGGACCAATTCGGTGCGGCCGAATTGAAATTACCCGTGAGCCCACGAACAAAAGCCTCACCCTGAAAAGTGATATACATCTGCTGGCAGCCATACGCTGATTTGGTCACGAATAATGTCCCGGCTTTCCCTATTGGATAGCCGTTCGCAATTATCGCGTTAGCATTGGCCGTCTGATAATAAATATTGAAGTCGGCAGTGTTTCCAAGAGAGTTCGGCGTGACAGTTGCATTGAGAATTCCGCCGTCATTGTAGGCTTTTGCCAACGTTGCAGAAATACCATTCCAGGCTGGCCCCGTATAGGTAGAACCATCCGGCAGCGTCACCGTGATTGTACCCGTTCCGCTGAAAACCTGTTGCCAGTTGGCCTTGTCTTGGTTAAGGCCACGGATGGCTTTTGCCACATCTGCTGCCACTTGAGCAGTAATGCCGACTAATGTCGCATTCGGTACCGCTGTCCATGCGTTACCTGTAGCCGTCGGTCCACCATAGGCAGTTATAAGAGTTAATGCTGTTGCTGAAGTTATCGTTTTAACGCCAAGCGTGTAAGTCACACCGCCGACAATAACGACAATGAAATCTCCCACTTTTAAATCTGTGGTAAAGGCCGTTCCGGTACCGGTCACTGTCGCTGAGTTATTGGTTAATGCGATGGTTCCTGCCGACATGTTTTGCTCCAGGCATAAAAAAACCCGCCGGAGCGGGTTTTAGATGATTAAGGTTGCATCATTTATCGCACGTTGTGCGGATGAAATTAGTTTTACTGACCCAGCGCCAGCCGAACGGATCGCCAGCCTGATATTGAGTTTGATGAGCGACCTGACGGACGCCATAAATCTGCACCGACGTTTCTTGCCCGCCAATGAGCGCCGTAGCATTACAGACAGGATGCTGCTCCTCAAGGATGCCTGAGCACCCGGAGACCAAAACCGCCAGACCAATTGCCATCATAATTTTTGTCATTTTTCTGTCCCTTGAATATTGATACCGGAACGATAACAACGATATTTATGACGGTATAATTGGTTTAATAGATCAATTAACAGAAATTGATCGTTAAAAACGATCTTAGGTAGCAATGCATTGATTAATAAGCGGATACCTCAATTGCATATATCATGTCGTTTGAATTTGCATAGCCAACATTCTCAAGCTGATCGCCTCCCGGACTGACTGTCTGTGTAGAGGATATTCGAGTGCTTGATCCGTTGAAGTATGCATAGGTCTGAATGGGTGACTGGAAAGGGCGTGTTGCACCCCCAGAATGAATGACACCTACCATTAAGCCAGTCATCTGCGGCATTACCGCGTAATTCCCGCTGAGTGTGATATCTATGTTGTACCCAAGGTTGGCTGGATTACCCGGCGTTCCAACAGCGATGGGTGGATTCATGACCTTGGTTTCATTGGTCAGTATGCACTGTCCCTGAGCATTGTTTATCGCTATCCCCCACGCCGGTTTGGGCTGAGGGATGACGATACCCAAAATATAAACAGTGACATTTCCCACACTCCCACCAGCAAGCCTGCCTACCGTGAGTGTGTATACACCACTATTATTACTCAGCCTTCCATAAACACCAGTTACATCGGACTTGAAGGCGACAACAAAGGGGCTGGACACGGATACGGCCAAATTAATATCACCTCCGCTTCCGCCAAAGTTGTACACATTCTTTGAGACCAGACTCATCGGCGTCGTGTCTGTTGTTGAGAACGGAATACCGTACTCATCGACCAGTATTGCCCCGTAATTTGCCATGTCATTGCTTCACTAAGTAGACGATCAGCCAACCTTCAGCTGCCGTGAATGTACCGGTTGAATAATCTGCACCGGCGCTCGAAAGCGAGACGCCGGTCGTTGTCGTAGTTATTTTGCGTCGGGCTGATGAAAGCTCGGCTCCCATAACTGGCGACTGCATCGCTTCCACCTTGTAACCCGACGGTACGGCGTATGACCACGCCCCGGATACCTGGTCTTTGGAGAGATAGACCGACCCCAATATCAGGATCTTTACTAAACCCGTATTATTCGGCGTTCCCGAGGCGCTCCATGTTTGAATACCGTAGTTAGCCAATTAGAATACTCCTGTCAGCTCACCAATTTGGACTCGCAGTACGCCGCTGGAATCAGCGACACTGATCGTCGTGTTAGTGGTTTTCATCTTTCCGCCGGAACCAGAACCGTAGTTCACGAAAGTACCGCCCTTATCCAAACGCCAGCCGGATACACCCGCTACGTAGTTGTTAGACTGAATGAAGTTACCAATCTTCGTGTTAGTTATCGTTCCATCCTGGATAAACGCATCACTGATAAACACCTGGCCATTCACCACGGCAAATGGTGAATACTGCGTGTCACCTGATCCCGACATAAGCACGAACTGGTTTGCGTTAAAGCCCACACGCGTCACCACCGGCTTGCCTGCCTGCGCCAGTACGGCAATAGACATCCCGGCGTTGTACATCACACCGCCGATCCGTACACCGGTTTTCAAGGTGTAAATAGCTGATGCGCCGCTGGCATCAACAACCGCCGTCAGTTTGTCCTCAAGCGCCGCGGTCACATCCCCGATTTGCGCCTGCACCTGAGTCGTCAAATCTGCCATTGCCTGATCAACATCGGCGATGGTGGTTTTAACAGTCAGAATATCAGCCCGAACCTCACCATTCTGAGCGAACTGGTGATCAATGGTCGAGTTGAGGTTTAGTGCATTCTGCAAGATGGCATCAATGTTGGTCTCAATATCACCAGTCAGCCGGTCACCATCGGCAGAACTCAGGAAGTCATCTGCAATATCTCCCAGATAGTCATCCGCATTGTCGTTCACCATCCCCCGGATCCAGTCGGTATAACCCGACTCATTACCGGTCTTATCCACCAGTTGGGCGCGGTACCAGAATACCTGACCGGCCCTCAACCCCAGTTGCGTATAAATTGCCTGCGGATAGGGAACGTCGGACAGCAACAGCGGATTAGACTGATCAGAGTTTGGCGTGTACTGAATCTCAGTTTTCAGTGTGTCCGAAGTGTTTTCCGGGAAGCCCCAGTTCAGCTGAATACCCCAGTTGATGCCGGTGGCAGTGAAACCTACCGGCTTCGGTGGGTTCCCCTCTTTACCAGTAAGCGTAACCTCAACCGAATAACCCCACCCGCTTGATATCTCCGCCGCATTAATGGCACGCACACGCACCAGATAACGACCCGCATAAATGCCAGGCACTTCAAATGACGTGGTAGAGCTGCGCGGAACGTTTACCCAGTTCCCATCATTACGGCGCCACTGCGCCTCATAGGCGATAGCGTTGGTCGTTGCGTCCCAAGTGGCACGCATGGTTTGAACGCTGATCCCCTGGTTGACCACGGAATAGGAACCGATCTGAATGTTGGCCGGTGCCGACTGATGACCAGGAGGGATAACACTGATCGGGCGTTCGTCGATAATGGCGCCGGTATCGATGCGCGCATATTTATCCGGGTCGTGATACGCCGCAGAAATGGTGAAAGTGTTGTCATTGTTGTCAGCCACGCTGAGCACGCGGTATTGCTGCGCATACAGCTCGTCTGACTCAACAACCCATACGCTTTCGGACTCTGGTGTTTCGCTGTAAGTCGTGGTGACAGTGATAACCTTACCCGACACCGACTGAATTGTGCGTGACTGAGCTGCTCCTGATGGAAGGTTTAAAATCAGCCGGCCACCAGCAACAGCATCCGGCACACGGTCCAAAGTAATAGCGCGACCATTCACCGAACTTATGCGGCCAGCTGTCACTTTTCCTGACAGCATTTCGTCTGCAACCGCAATAATGTAACCCGGCTGTGGGATCATGCCATCCAGACCAACACCAAAAGTTATTACCCGATCTTTGTTATTGGTCAGGATGCCCCAGCGCCCTTTTCTATTCGCCTCTGACTGACGGGTACAGCCAATAGCCGTCAGCTCTAACTGGTTGAAACCGTAGCGCGTGACCAGATCTTGTTCAAAGACAGGTTCCATTGCATCAGCGTAGGCATTGTCCGGATCAGACCATGACACAAGGGCCGTTGTGTAACGGGTCTTGGTCGTGCTGCTCGAGTAACTGAACTGGCCATCGATGACGTTCGCGCGGGTATAGCTGTAATCGATATCACGCGGCATGTCAGCCAAGGCAACTATCTGATTCCCGCCCCAGTACGTCATGCCGCGGAAAATCGCCGCAAAGTCTTTCAAAACCGTATATGCGTCGTTTCGACTTTGTACGTAAACGTTGCAGATATAACGCGGCTCTGTGCCGTTACCGCCTTTTCCATCTGGAACCATCTGATCGCAATATTGTGCGACCTGGTAAAGTTCCCATTTGTCGATGTTCTCCGCGGTAAGCCGGTTACCTAGGCCAAAACGGTCAGTGACCACAAGGTCATAGAAAACCCACGCCGGGTTATCTGACCATGCCCACTTGAAAGCACCGGTCCATGTACCGCTATAAGTTCGTGTTACCGGATCATAAGTATCAGGCACGCGAATAACGCGGCCCTGCGGTTCACAGGAAATCTGCGGGATGGAACCATTGAACTGACTGGAATCAAATTCGATATACAGCAGCGCAGTATTTGGATACCTCAGTTTTGCATCAATGACTTCCGTGTAGCTCTGAATAGTCATTGCATCGCCAATCTTGGCACTGTTCGCATCTGCCGTAATCTTCCGCAGACGAATTGTCCAGGTGGTGCCAGCCGGTGGAAGGTCAACGCGATGGCTGCGCTCGTATCCTGACGTGGTTTTGCCAGTAACTGCTGTGTTGATTACCGTCTGAAATGCTCCGCCGTCGGTTTGCAATTCGATGGTGTAATTGATCGAATACCCAACCAGATCCCCATCGTCTTCTTGCTTGAAGAGTGACGGCCATTTCAGGCGCAGACGAATAGCGGAAAGCTGGGTATTAGTAAAAGTATGCGTCCAGGCAACGGTACTTTTAACCTCAGTACCAACGCTGATTTCGTTCTCAGTACCCGGCAACCCCTGAATATAAGATTGCGCCTGCGTGCCGGCGCGGAACTCCCACGCCACGCCGCTAAAATTACTCGAGCCGTCACTGTTAAGCAGCGGCGTTCCATCCAGAAAAATTGATTGCCCAGTCAGGCCGCCGCCAAATTCCCCCTCACCCAGCGCAATAAGCAGTTTTGCCTTCGCGATGGACTGAAGATCATCTGGCTGTTCTACGGGCGTGCGGGATGAAGAACTGCCGCCCTTGCGGCCTTTTATTTTGGTTGCGGTTGCCATATTGCGCCCATGAAAAAGCCGCTCAAAGGCGGCTGATGATGGATACCTGATCAAATATCAGGATGTTTTGTAAGGATAATGTGAATTACGCTCAAGGGTCAGCCCGGCCATGTTTGGAGCATGACCGTCATTCACTGGAGGGATGGCTGATTAACTCTGGGTAAAGGAATAAAAATGAGTAACGAAATCGCGTTGCTACAAAAATTGGCAGTGCTTGAAGGCAACATGGGAAAGCAAGCTGCCGCAACAAATTTCATCTTAACTCACATAGTTAAAATACTGGATGAAAACTCAGGCGAAATTAAATTTTCTGACAAGCTTAAATCAGAAATTTTAGATTCTCTCAGCAAATTAAATCATTCCGAAAGCTCTTCAATAAAATCTGCTATAAATAAACTTATGCAACCTTCGGTGCAGCAGCTATTTACTAAAAAACCTGACCCATTCTTGAAATAAATCAAGCGGCCTTAGGCCGCTTTTTGAAATTCATCAGCCAACTCCTGGATTGATACTTTTGCTTTTTCAATTGCAGTTTCTTCATAATATTTAAAATCTTTTCCTTCAATTCTTTCAATTGATACTGACAAAGATAATAATTCTATATTTATAATACTATTACACATCACAGCAACGGTTACGCTTACGTAATCCGAGCTTGGATTAATCCATTTTACAGCTAAATAAAATTTTTTGTTCATAACTCACTCCTGCCTTTCGGCGTAGATTAATTACTGCTGATCTTCGACATAAATACCGGCGGAAATAATCGCGCCGCCGATCCGGCGCTTTCCGTAAAGAAGCGGAACAGGGTATCCCTGAGCTGCCGTATTTGTAACGCTGCCGAAGGCGTAGGAAGCCTGGTTGTCTGCATCCTGCTTACTGGCGAGACCGGCGGTCTGCGGGGATAGCATTTGAATGACGCCGCCAGCCATTAGAGCTACACCAGGAGCGATAAGCACACCACCACCATATGCAGATGTTAATGTTCCAACAACGACCAGTACCGCACCGAGTATTGTTTGTAGTAGCCCGGCTCGTTTACTGCCGATAATTACAGGGGTAATACGAATTACATCACCTGTGACCGGATAACCTAAATCATCCTCACCAATGTTTTTCTTTCCTTTGAATACAGCATAAGTAATGCCTCTTTTTTTGCTGTTATTCATATATCTTTCAAATCCAGGAATGGTGCAACTAAGCGCTCTCCCGGCCTCTGAAACAGTGCGAATAAGCCGGTAATGAGATTTACCAAAAATTTTACCGAGCGAACCTCCGAGTTCAATTCGAGTCATTAATTCTTGCATGCATCCGCCTCCTTCATTAGGTCTTTGTGCCTGACAGTCTTCATGGTTCGTTCCTGCCAGTATCCGCCGTAAGGAACTCGGTTACTGAGCATGCCGTACATGTGGTGCAGTAGCATGTTGCCTTCGAGCAGGATCCCCGCATGATTCCACTTATTGGACTGAACCTGCATGATCACCATATCGCCTGGCACTGGTGGCCCGCTGAATTCGCGAAACCCACATTCATACCAGCAGTCATGATAAAAGTTATCCGGATAGTCATTCTCCCACCACGGATAATCGACACGATAATCGGCCAACTCAATGCCGTGCGTCTGTCGGAAATAGCTCATCACCAGCCCCCAGCAGTCCGTGTGTCCGAGCACAAACGGTCGCTCGAGGAGGGGCAATTCACCGCGCGGCTGAATGGTGCGAAAATCCCCCTCCGGCCAGCTCACGATGTGCCAGGGTAATTCTGTTGCATCGCACTGGGCCTTATCCAGTTCGCTCGGCTGCGAGGTGGCATCAGGGTGACTGTGAACGATGGAAATAACCGTTCCCCAGTCTTCGGCGTCAGCGTAACCCACGGGATCGAGGTGAAAATCTTCGGTGGGATTGGCGGCCAGATTGGCACAGGGAAAATAACGTTCAACCCGGCTTTTCTGCGCTACCACGCCACAACATTCGTGCGGGTAGCTCTGCCGGGCATGTTCAAAAATAGCCTGCAGGGTTTTATCACGCATAATCAGCTCTTAATCAGAGAGGTGCCGGGGAAGCCGCCGAATGGCAATTCGTTATTTGGCCCGAAGCGAGGTTTGCAGCCCGTGTTCAGCGTGCCGTTGCACACGTCGAGCGAGGGATCGCTAACCGGATTACCGTGCTTATCGAAATAGTTGGTACCGGCGTAATCGCAGCCATCCCCCGATCGGTATTTGCCGCGGATGCACCAGGTGCAGAGAGAATGAAGCTGCCGCGTCGGGATCATCAATCCCTGCAAATCCATCGGGCTGCTCAGCGTGAACTCAACTGAGATATTAGTTTCCATGCTCTTGCTGTCGATGTAGAAAACCTGCAACTTTTCCTGCGTGGCATCCGCCGTGGCATTCCCGCCCGCAAAGTTTCGGGCGTCGAGGTATTGCGCCAGCGTATCGTGAATCGTCACCACAGCCTGAAGCATGTCATCGTAGGCCAGACACAACGAAGTAATCGACCCGTCAAGATTCGCCACAGTCAGTTTCGGCTGTGCGCCGCTGCCGCTGGTTGAAGCCTCAATGCCTTCAATCTGAACCGGCCAGGCTGAATATTCGTTACCCTGCCACCAGATGGATTTCGCAGGCAGTTTCGATTCATCTCCACCTGCTGCCACAATTTCGGCTTCGGTATAAACCAGATTGTAATTATGAAATCTGATGACTTCACCTGTACCAAAGGCAGTGCCGTCAACTTCAAAAAGCCGGACAGTGTTTCCCGGCTCGAGTTTTTGATAATCGCTGTTTAATGACATTATGCCACCGTTGCAGAATAGGCCTGCTCGAACGTTGCTGTGATGGTTGCCTGCAACTTTCCGTTTGGTTGCATACGAATAGAATCAGCGGCTACCCGATATAACCCTTTCTCACCGTGTGGAGGTGTCCAGATAAAGGCCTTGCTGCAATGGTTGCGGCAAAAATCTCTGATGGCGAGCGAGGTCACGAGCGGGCCGCGATAGGAATAGGGAAATTTAATCATTTCCGAATTAATACCCTCCTCAGAAATCTGAGCATAGCCATCCCCAAACTGAGCCTTTCTAACCGTCCGGTTATATTCAGTCGAAGGTTGGCTGGCGACCTGGGTGGGCCACGTGAAAATGTCGATTGCCATGGGATACCTATAAAGGGGTTATCGGGTTTTCATTGCATTGAAGAGTTGGCCACCGGGGCGCAAAGCATTGGTGATGTTTTTCTGACAGAACTGATCCAGCATATTCATCATCGCCTTACTCATCTCATCGTTACTGCCAGAGGTTTTAGCGTTTGCAGTACCCTCGTTTTGAAGGATGATGGTGTTATGAAATACAGGACTTCCGGCGCTCATATTCCCTGCAGCGCCAACTGGCGTCTGTCCGCCGCCCACATATCCCCCTGTCGCATAGCCCCGCATCATACGATAGAGATTTGCAACACCCAGACGGCTGGTCGCTTCCTTGGTGAATACAAACTCCCCGCCGTGAACAATGCCTTTGGGTTCATACTTTCCGCCGTGTCCGGTGTAACCCCCCGCGTCATATTCGCGGATGTAACCACCGTTATAAGCAAGCGGAAGGTTACTATAGCTGCCGCCGGTGATTGCCGTCCCTGCATTACCGCCACCCGAAACGCTTCCCGTTACCCATCCCATGGCTGACTGAATCGCGTAGGCCACCAGCAGACGGTCGATCACATTAACAATCATTTTAAGAATGGATGAGGTGAAGTCTTTGAAACTGGCCTTGCCGGTAGTGACCAGACTATTCAACTGGTCTGTAAGCCCGTTAAACCCGGACTGAGCCACCTGCTGCACGGACGTAAAAACATCTGTTGCAGATTCAGCGTATTCCGCCCAACCCTGTTTCGCACCCGCGACCCAGTTTGACCGCAGGGCGTCTTCTGCATCATATGTTTTCTGTTGTTCCTGCAGGACGCGTTGCTGGGCAGAGGGGTTAAACGCATAGGCTTCCTGCAGACGCTGCAGGGTGGCAGCCCGATCTGCCTGACGCGAGGAGACGCCCTCTGCCTGGGCATCCAGAGCCGCGCGTTTTGCCGACTGCTGCTGGGCAAATTTGTCCGCCTGGTCGGAAAGTGTATTCAGCCTTTGCTGGGCAACGACCTTATCGCCCAGCACAGCCAGTTGCCGTTTGTACTCAAGCGTTTCATCCTTATGCGCCAGCAGGGATTTTTCCGGTGCAGAGAACTGCCGGCTGCTGGCTACCTGTTCAAGGACGGCGTACTGATTCTCGGTTTGCCACAAATCTTTGCGCTGCTGGCTGATAACATCGTTAACGCTGGTATGCTGCTGCAGCACCTTAAGCTGTGC